AATAAATGTGCTGCCAAATCCAACTATAGTACCATCTGATCGACGTGATGTGACACCATTACCAACATTAGAATTAAAGACTTTAAAATAATAACCGGTTTGAATTCCACTCACTCCAGTAGTTGCAATTCCAACAGAATTGATATTTAAATTTCTCAAGAATGAATTTGTAGGAATAAACAAGTCAAGAATAATTCCAGTTGAAGCAACTCCAACTGATGTTGTTTTAATTCCAGTAATAACTCCAAAGTCTCCCGAATATGCAACATTTGTAATTAACTCACTAGTTACTGATGGAAATTCAATCAAAACTTGTGGTGGATTTGTTGAGGTATATCCACTACCAGAATTTACAACACTAATAGAAGTTATGATACCGCTGGTTATAGATGCTGATCCAGAAGCTCTAAATGTAGTTCCAAGTCCAACTGGATTTGAAATCGTTACTTCTGGAGCGGTAGAATATCCCTTTCCACCATTACTAATAACAATTGAAGAAATCGTACCTGCAGCAGATACAACAGCGGTTGCAGCGGCGGCCACTAAGGTATCCTGAGATGTTATAATTACTTTCTTTGGATCGGTGTTTGTAGAAGCATATTCATTGGCACTATCAAAAAATGTCTTGACACTCTCTACAAAAATTACAGAAGAAGTAATTCCAACACTTTGAATAATATTTGTAGTTGGTTGAATAACTGGTTCGTAAAGAACTCTATTTTTTCCTACTTCAACTCCATCAATAATTTTATCTTGAGTTTGATAACACAATGTAACTGGTCTAATTAGACTTTGGTTTAAACTAAGTCCTGGGTTAAAATAAGTATTTGTCTTACTATCATTGCTAGAAAGAATATCTGACACTATTCTCTCATTTTGAGTTTTATCTATAGTATCATCAATTATTGTTAATCCATCTCCAACTTCAATTGGTTCTATAATGTCAACGAAAATTACATCAGTTTCACCATTACCTTTATAGAAAAGAATCTTTGAAGTATCCTCTGGTTTTGGTGGTTCTGGGAAAGTTATCGAACTTCCACCAGAAAATAGATATCCTTTTCCGGGAACTTGTAAAATATCATTAATGAAAACCAATAATGTAGATTGAATATCAATTCCAGAACCAACTTTAGATTTAATAGAAGTTAAAGTATCGTTAATTTTTAGTGGAAATACGGTGGTTTCACCATCAAATAACGAATCAAGAGGATCTATTACTTGAAGGTCTCCAATCGAGAATCCAGAGAAACTATCTGTGAAAGTTCTATCCACAGTAATTTGAAACTCGCTGAATGTTAGAGCAATATCTGTAGGAATTCCTACAGTTCCTCCAACTCCAACAGTAAGAATTTGTCCCTGACCATAAGAATATCCAGTATTTTTAATTTCAAAATTAATTATACTTGATCCTTGACCAACGACAATATCAACGGTTGCTCCACTTCCAAATCCAGTTGGAGATGAAGAACTATAAACTAAAGGAATATTGCTGTATGATAATGGAGCATCAATAACGACTAATGGTGGATTTGTTGAAGTGTAACCAACACCGGGATTTGTAATGGCGATACTTACAATTCTGCCTTTATTTGTTGCAGATGTTCCGATTGAAGCAACACCAACGAAAGTAATATTTGGAGTTCCTGTGCTTTGTGTAATAACTCCAACTCGAACCGTTGGTTGAGATCCTGATCTATATCCAGAACCACTATTTCCAATGCTAATAGATTGAATAGTTCCAGCAACAGAAACAATGGCCGTTCCTCCAGCACTTACTAATGGTTGATAACCAAATCCAGCAGTGGATCCAACTGAAACAATAATACCGGATCTTGGTAAAGATGACGCATTAATATCATAAGATTGAGTTTGAGTTCCTGTGAAAGTAATTGAAGTAATACCAGCAGACTCAGAAAAATCATAATTTCCAGAAACTAAAACCGATCCTGTGGATCTTTCTGGACCTTGGAAAATTTGATTTACTAAAACGATTGCATTTGATGTACTAATTCCAGTAATATTAGATCCATCAGACTTTAATGTAAAAACACTATTTGAACCATTAAATGATCCAGAAATATCATCAAAAACTTTATTATAAAAATAAGTATCATCAACTGAGTTAGCATTACCAGATTTTAAGAAAACCCTTCCACTAAATGTAGATCCAGTAATCAATCCAACATAATCTTGCTCATCTCCCCTATCAGATACACTAGTGAATGGAACTTGTCCATATGGAGCAGTTGAGAAATAAATGGTATTGTTATCAATATTATAATTTCCATTGAGTTTTGTAATGAGGCTACCAATACCATGTGTAGCAATTCCAGTTCCCAACCATCCTCGTTGAACAATTGCAACATTTGTGGAACCATATCCAAGGGTTTCAATCAACATAATTTCATTACCAATTTTTATCATATCTCCTGTAAAGAATGATGTAATTCCAGATAATGTCACTAAATTGGTTATTTCTCCAACGAAACTGGAAGTTATCGTTGTTACCGCTGTTGATACGATAGGAGATTGAATAACATTATCGATTGATATTAAAGTTTTTGCATTTTGTTTTTTGGATCTGAAGACGTGTGAAGTTCCGATTCCAACACTTGTAATATCAAAAGTTACCGGTGGTGTTGATAAAGCATCAGCTGCAGATTTTGCAAATTTTACATATAAGTTGTCGGACTTGACAGCATATATGGTTCTTGGAAGTTTATCTGTTGTTCCAACACCAACGGAAGTGGTTGCAATTCCAATGGCATTAACAGAAGTTGTATCTGAGTAAGTATAAGCATAAGAAATTTCCTCACCAGTTACAAAGAAATGTCCAGGAATTTTAACGGCATTTAAACTTAAATCAACAATACTCGAATCGGACCCCAATGCATATCTTTCGAAAATTGGCAGTTGATTACTTGTAAGATTAAATTCTTTTTTTGTAGAAACTAAAGTTCCTTCGTAAAAACCATTTCCAGCGGCAATCGATGCATTATTCAGTGATATTTCTCTGGTAAAATTATTTCCTTCAGATGAATGAACCGACTGCTGGAAGACTCTTACTTGTGCTTCAATGTTTGCATTTGGAGTAAAGTGCAGTCTGGTGTTGTCTCCAACTCTTTCAATTCCAAAACTCCCAAGAGACCCATTGGTTTGCACAAAACCAAATTCTGACACATAAGCGTTTGATTGATTTTTGAGAGAAACTAACTCAGACATTTGATATTGTTGATTAGTCAAATCCTCAACAACAGCAATATAATATGCAGCATCGCCGGTCAACGAGAATTCAGAAACAGTAGAAACTCCTGGTGCTGTTGATGAAGCAATACTTGTCAATGTTGAGGTAAGGAAACTATCATACATGGTAGTTGTTCCAACTCCAACTGCGGATGAATTTGCAATTGAAACACGAACAGTATTTACAAAGTGTTCTGTAGATAATCCAACATCTGGAGTTAAATCAATGTTTAAATTGGATCCAGACAAATATGCATTATATGTTCCAATTCCTGGTGAACTAAAAGAAGATAAGTTACCAGTTGTTAATTGTCCATATTCTAAGAACTCTACATCAGTTCCATTATGAAGAACACTAATTTCATCGACTTCATAGAAAGAACCATCCGTTGCTCCAATTACAACATAAACTTTAGAAGCTCTATACGTAGATGCAATACCAACAATTGTAGTCGCAGTGCTCACACCAACAGGAATCGTTACAGTTGAAGATTTAATATTAACAATATCTCCGAGGTTATATTCTCCAGTGGATGAAACTACGTCAGAAACGTTAATACTTGAGAATGAAACATCATAATTATTTTCTTCTGAAAAAACAGGATAAAATACTAAAGCACCTTCAGTACCAGCGATATTAAAATCAAAGGTTCCCAAATCATCTTGATTGAAAATTTTTCCATATTGATTCAAATAACCGAAATTACTGTCGTGAAGTAATGATGTCAGTAAAACTTGATTTTGATCTGGAAGAACTAAATCCCTCACAAATGTAATATATTTTCTATAACGATTATCAGATAATGTAAATGCATCAATCGTTGAAAACGGAGTTGATCTAGGATTACTATTAAATTGTGGAGAAAGATCATCAATATTAAGAACTTTATTTCCAACCGACTCAAAATAATCTTGTAAAATTACTGAATTGAAATTAATTTGATTGGAAGCAAATCTATTTCCAACAAAAATATTATTTTCTGTTACAAGATCAAAATCTGATATGCAGTGAGTATCGATTGTAGAATCTAATTCAGCCAAAGTGGCAATTTCCATTTCTGCAGTTGTTCCAATTCCAATTGAATCTGGAGAAGATACAACTTGAAGATCTGCAAATTTTTTAAATCCTGCTGGGTGATTTAAATCATCTACTACATCATCCCAGTCACTAAATGGAGTGTTTGTTTTGATAGAATATGAAAAATATTGATAGTAATCATTATCTGCAATTTTTTGAAGATCATTATTTAAAAATCCCGTTTGCTGTTGCCAACCCTTTTTAACTATTGAATTTGATTTAACATTATAAATTGAATCAAAACCAATTACTCGATTAATTACAGCTTCGGTTTTAGAAGATTCACCGACTAAAGTATCACCTTGTACAAATCCTTGACTTGTGGAAACTCTTACAGTATTATTATTTTTATTCCAATTTTCTATAACTCCAGTCGATGATTGTGAAAATACATTTTCTCCATCAAAAAATTCATTTCTTTGATATTCAATTGAAAATGATGGAAGATCTCTTTCCGCAATTATTCTTCCTGCAGAATTAATTGGATCGTAGTTTCCTGGAATTTCTGTTGAAGATAGTTTTCCAGTTAAATTGTAGGAAACTGTTGCTCCAATTCCACCAATGTTTGGATCTATATTGACAATTGTAAAGGACTCATATCCATAGGCTTCTGAATTATATCCTTTGGCAGTCGATCCAATACCAACACTAATATTTTCAATTAAAATTTTATCTCCAATTGCAAAGGGGAAATCTGCGGCATTACTAAAACTGGATCCAAGTGTTACGACAACATCTTTACTTGCAGAAATAAATCTAATCGTACTGATTCCAACACCATTACTATTGTTTATTGGAAAAACTATTGAAGTTTCTTTATTGACAGATCTTGAATTTTTTAGAATAGAAACTTGAGTATCTCCAAGATTATATTCCAAATCAACACTTTGATCAATTTCTCTTGTTAAACGATCAATAACAATTAAGTCGGGTGCTACAATATAGTTTCTTCCGACTGAAGTAACTCCTATCGATTTAATCGAAAATAAATTATTTAATTCTAAAATTTCTGGAATTTTTGCTGTTGGTCTTAGGCTTAAATCTGAGGGATAGTCAAATCCAATATCTTGAATTTGAACACTATTAATAGATCCAATGCCAATACCATATGGAACTAAAACTGCATTTGTTCCAATACCAGTTGATATTGATTTGACATATGGAAGAGTTCTATATGATAATCCTTTTGATTTTAATTTCACTTGATGAATTGGACCATAAGCAGTTCCTGATGTAGTTTGATATTTTAATTCTCCATTAGAGGATGAATAACTTGATGCCTCTGGATAACTTAAAATTGTATATGAAAACTGAGTAGATGATGTTGAAACAATATCATAGGTTCCAGAATATAAACTTGTTACAACTCCAGGAAGAACTGAAACTTTAACAGAATCTCCTATTTCAAGTCCATGAGTTGCAGCAAGAGAAACTGTGACTAAATTTCTAGTCGCTGTTCCCTTTAAAGTATTTTGATAGTTTGTGGTAAAACTATGAGAGTTTCCAGTTCCAACATTTGTGAAATAAAGTAAAGAAGCGGTTGTTGCAATTCCTACAAAAGAACCGGTAGTTCCAAGTCCAACTTTAATTGTTGATATGCCAATCAAATTATCTCCAAGTCTTGCAACATAAACTGAAGAATTATTTGAAAGTTGATAACTTGATACCCCATCTGTAGATATTGAAACTGCAGTTCCGCCATTATCAGAATATATCAATTCTGTTCCTGTTTCCAAACCATGTTTTGGTAACCATAGAGATCTAGTTGGAATATTAATTTGAGTTATTCCAGCTCCAGGATTTGTAAAACTTAAACTATATCCTATTCCAGGGCCAGCAGTTGTTCCCAATCCAACAGTTTCTTTTGGATCAAAATATATTTGTTTATTTAATTGCAAGTTAAACGTAGAAGTTGAAATTCCAAATGGCAATTCAAATCTTCTAGTTCTTTCAGTAATTGCTACTCCAGCAGCGATTGTTGTTATACCTTGGGTGTCATTATAACTGCGTAAAACCCTAACTCTTGATGAAATAGTATCTACGTTAAGAATTTTTACTTGCTCACCAAGAATTTGGTATATATCATTTTCCTTTACAACATTTAAATTTCCATTTACATTGAAATATGTTATAATTCCAGTATACCCTGTAGAACCAACTCCGGTAGATAACAACAATTCATTGATAACTACTTTTATTTTTCCACTGGTGCTAATTCCAGTTGATGCAAAAGTTATTAAATCATTGTTATTGTAAGTATGAGGATTTGTCGCATATCCAATAAATTGCTTTCCGTCAGATGCGGGAATCATTTGAATTCCTTCAATTACAGAAGTTGCAATTCCAACATTGTTTACTTCTTTTCCTTCAAGGAAAGAAACTTCTGCAGAAATTCCAAAACCACCAGTTCCAGTATTGTCAAAAACAATTTGATTGCCGACTTGATAGTTTGTCCCTCCAGTTACGATACCAATAGAATCAATTCCAGATCTTGTTGTATTTTTTACAATCGACAATTGTTTTTTAATTCTATTTGAGTCTATGACAAAATCATAATAACTTCTAGCATTAGTAAAGTGATATGGATATGTGTTTCTACTCCAACCTTGAGCATTTATATCGATTTCATCTTGATTTGATGAAGCCAAATAATTAAACGCTATTGGTTTTGATTTATAAGTGTTTCCAATAATATATGGGAATATTGGTCTTCTAAATGATGCGAATGGTCCTGTCGAATCATTTATAGAATTTATAGTAGCAAAATAGGCATAGACTCCATCTGGAAATTCTGGGGTTGGTCCAAATTTTCCATTGTGTTCATCCAAATCTCCACTATTTGTAAAAACATAATCTTCAACAAAATATCCGGAAGGATATAATAAAGTGCTTGGTCTATCTGGACTTAATGATACAGTATATCCAGAAACCATTCTCTTAACAATACCAGAGGAATCAAATCCATATGGTCCATAAATTGGATTTCCATCATATGCCCAACCAATAATAGGAGAGTGCGTGGATGATTCAATTTCAGCTCCTGCAGAAGTTTGTAAGTCTGATACGAAAATTGGAGTTTCTGCAATAAATTGTGTTGCAAGTGAGGAGATTCTTAAAGATCTTGCGGCATATGAATGAGTATACTGAAGTCCATAAGAATCTTTCAATGATCTTTGAAGAATTCCATCATCGGATGGTATTTGGTTTGATTGTAATAATCTTTGTACAGTATCGACTCTCCAAGATGTTAAAGATGCTTCAAATAATGCTCCCGCTCCAGCAGGTATAACATCAATATCCGTTCCTTCAGAATATCCGTTTCCTTCAAATATAACTTTTACTTCAACTAATTGACCATTATTAATAATTGGTGTAAGAACAGCACCAGATCCAGTAGTACTATTAATAACCAAATTTGGAGGAGAATTATAACCGCTTCCAGTATTGGTTACAAACACTTGTTTGATTTTTCCATCAGATACAACCGTTACCAACTGAGCTCCAGATCCACTGTTTAACGTGAATGTTGGTTGTCTTTGATAATTTAAGATTTCTTCATCACCATATTCTGATCCACCAGAAATAACAGAAACTGAGGTGATTTCCCCTCTAAAAATCGGTTTTAAAACTGCATTGAAATTTTGTCCTGTTAGGGTCGAAACGCCAATTCTACCTTTAATTGTTAATTGGATTGATGATCCACTACTTACATATCCAGTACCACTTTCTATTACTGATACTGATCCAATTTTCTTTTTCTTATTTACTGATAAGAATCTATGATTTCCAGTTCCAAAAGAGGATAAATTAATTGTGTTGATGCCTACAGAAGCATCTGTCAAAGTATTATGTAATTTGATTGTGGTTGCATTTTGAACGGAAACATAATATTTTGCTCCGGTTGTAATACCGCCAACATTACTTTCTCCTTGAGTATCATAAATGACTTCTTCAGAGTCTCTAAATTTATGAAAAGTTCCAAACCCAATAGTATCATTTGTGATATTAACTTGTGAAGAAGAAGCGGATGAATTAAATGTTACGGAATGATCAAATTCGATTAGATTTGGTTTTACGATTGCACCTGTTCCTCCACCACCAGTAATAGTGATAATTGGATCTTCCAGATAATCAAACCCCGGATCAACAATATCGACTCGATTCAATGCACCAGTTACTGTACAAATTGCAACAGCCCCAGTTCCCAACTCATCAGAAATTGTTAAAACTGGTGGACTCATTAGATCATATCCAGATCCTGGAGAAGTTGGTACTATTCTTAAAATCGAACCATAGTAAATTAAATCTTTTGATTTATAATTTGATAATTCTACACCATTGACAAAAATTCCAGTATGTCCTTCCGTTTCATATTCCAAACCATCATTAATTGGAGTTGATAATTTACGAATGAGTTTTTGTGGTTTTACTCTTTCAAGATTTAAAGATCTATCAGAAAACTCAAAGAGGAAAAATTTGTTATTAGTAACTGTTCCCGTTATTGAAATATAATTTTGAGTGTAAATATTTTGACGGCTTCTTGCAAGGGATATTGTTGTAGAATTAATTCTTCTTACAAAATAAATCCCTTTAATTAAATCCAATTTATTTGAACTATCAATAGGATTATAAACAATTGCATCACCAGTTAATAGTCCGTGAATTCCAATTACTAATTGAGTTCCAGAAAAAGTTCCAGAAAAAGTAATTACACGATCGGTAATTGTTAATGGTCTATTGAAATATGTTGGTAAAGAATTTGCAGCTAGATATAAAGAATTATTCAAGTCTGTGTAAATGTTTTGAACATTTGACGAAAATCTTTCAATTTCCGCATAATTTGCTGTAGATACCTTTGAAATATTTTTTCTAACAGTGTAAAAAGAATTTGTGCTTAATTGACCCTGGCCAGAAATATTAAATGAAGTTTTATTATCAAATCCAGAAACATTGGAAGTAAAAATTGAAGTGATATTTTCTGGAATTATACTTCCATAAAACTCTCTACTATCTGAAGAAATAAGGGTAATTGAATCGCCAATTACAAAATCGTGCTCATCGAAAAGATTTACTTTATACGTAAAATTTGAAATATCAAGTAATTCTAAACTTTTAACATCATATCGTGTGGATACATTAAAAAACCAATTATTTGCTTTAAATGAATCCAGTTTTGATCCTAATGTTTTAATTTGAATTGTATCATTTTTTTCTTGATAGTAATTATCATCTAAAATTTGCAAATCTGACAATACGCCAGTGATTCTAACTTTGACCACATTATCTGTTGAAATGCCGACCATTCCATAAGCATATGCATCAAGAGCAATTTCTTGAGATGCTGAGAGTTCTGAAGTTACTCCAGAGCACCCTAAAAATTGATTGAGTGTTTTTTCACTATAAGTAATCGAAATCGTGGTATCATCCGCAACCAGCGCCGTCAATATTCCAGATTCTGGAAATCCTACGGTAGAATCCACATCAAGTATTGTAACACCAATTCCTGCTGTTGTTACTATTTGAGTTTTTGGATGAATTGTAAATTCTCCAAAATTATAATCGGAAACGTTAACATCCTTGTCTTGATCGTAATCAAGACTAATAATATAATATTCTTTTTCACCTCTGAGTATTCTTTCTACTTTTGAAATTGTTCTTTTAGCTCCAGCAATAAAATTTGTTTCATCTTGAATCAAAGTCGATCCAGAAAGACTCATAGGATCACCAGAAATTGCCTCTACAACATGATCTTTGGTAATATAATATTGAGCATCTGATGGTTGAATTAAATAATCTCTTGGTTTAATTACAGATACAGATTCCCCATAGAGAGCTGAGAAAAGAATCTTAAAAGACTTATCAGATCCTTTGGAAGAATAAAAATCTTTTATACGACTAATAAAAAAGGATTCGTTTAATTCGGAATATAATTCTCTAACTTCAAATCCAGGAGAGACTTGTTTTTTAACCTTTGTAAAAAATTCTTTTAGGAAAAGAACACTTAAATTTGTAACAGTTTCTCCAGAAGAATGCTCTGCTACTTCAGAATCTGAAAAAACAAGTTGATCATAATTTGCAGGATCTTGATATGATGTAGTTCCTACAAATCCTCGAATACAATTGACGAATGTTGTCGATGTTTTTGATTTATATGTAATGACCTCATTATCAATTAAAAGTAATCCATATGAATCAGGAAATCCACTTGTAGAATCAACGGATATTGTTTTATCAAAAAACTCAACGTCTGCAGATAAAGTAGTAGATTCAATTAAATTTGTAAGATTTTCTAATTTTACATATTGATCTATATTTTGTAAAATATCAGATGGGCCACTCTGATATTCCAAAGATCTGTAATATTGAGATAAAAACTCAACAAACAGGGGAAATTCATCTCTTATGTAAGAGGGAACCTGATTTTCAATAATTAAACTCGTCTTTACCCTTGTCTGTGTCATATTACGATCTGATTAAACTACCGTTTGTATAACTGGATGTTACAGTATATGTTGATCCCGAAATATTTGCACCAGATGAAATATCATCTATTTGCATATTTAAGATACTGTTATTAATATCTAGTTGCAAATAAAGATCTTCTTTTCCGATGACATCATTTGATTTAGGAATTGCTGAAATTTCAACAATCTTTAATCCATTTTTCGTTTTTGTCGTGTTTGTAATTTTGATTGGAGATAAATTAATTTCACCTCTTTCATAATCAATAGATCCAACATTGTTTCTAACAATAACTGGCTCTGTAAGAGAATTTAATTTAAATAAGAATATGCTTCCAGTCTTTTCATTTGATCCCGGTAAATCTCCAAAATAAACTTGATCCACAATTCCGTCAACGTTAAATCCAGAGGATTTAATATTATATCCGGTTCTTGAATTTTTAATATGAAATTGATTTCCAAAACACAATTCATAATCTGCAAGAACATTTACTTTTGCACTTAAATCACGGCGCATTGTGATTTTTGTAATGTTTGACGTAATTGATGGATGACTATCGTCTATTATTTTTTGGAATTTGCTATATTTGAATCTTGATCCATATCGATTCAGCTCTGTTGAATCGGAATATCTTGAAAGATTTGTTTCAACAATTGACTTTACATTTCCAGCGCCAGGAGATAAATTAGCATTGTAATAAACTGTCGATTCATATTCGACAAATATGTACTTGAGATCAATAATCTCAGTAACAATTCCCGCGACGGTATATTTTCTTAATTGTGTTTTAATTTGATCCTTAATAATACTTGATAAAAAGTCTCCATTATAAGGTTTGATTGAAATGAATACTTTTCCATATCTGGGTGGATTTAATGTTTCACCACCATATACAGAGATGGATTCTGTCTCTGGAAATATCGTAGGAACAATTGCTTCATAATCAGCCGCGGTTACGGCTCTGTTTTGTGAAGCATAGATTCTTGGAGCAAATTTTTTAATAGAATCTACAGACTCCAAATCTTGACCATTATTTGATGAAATGTCAGTTGTGATTTCTGAAATTGATTCTACAACCGGAACGTCATTATTGTCTAAAAGTCTTCCCGCATATACGAAGTTGGATATGCCATTTCCATTTTCTCCATTACTTACAACATAAGAAACTTCAATAAAATTGAGATTCTCAAGTTTTACTCCAAAAATTCCATCACCAAAAATAAGTTCGTATCTTTGATCTTCAATTTCTTGAATAAAGAAGACTTTTGATGTTGGTCCAATATCAATCAAATTTTCAGAAAGACTAAATTGACGAGTCACAGTACTATTTTGAGTATTTCTAACTGTAACTCGTATTGAACTTACGTCAATACCAGCATTTGATAGTATGAATTTTTGATTTAAATTATTTGTATCTACAGTAAATGTTTGAGTAAGATGTGTTCCTTCATAAACCTGAATTGCGTCAAATGTTACAATATTATCAATAACTGGTTTCGTGACAGAATCAATAATATTAAAACTATAGCTTAGTCCTTGAAAAGTTGTAGAACTTGTACAAACAAGTCCTTTCTGAAGAGTTAATGTTAATGGCGCAATTGCTAAAGAAGACGTGTCAACAAAAAATGAAACGGTTGCGATTGATGACTTCTTTGATCTTGGGATGTACCCAATTGCTTTTGCGAGAGAAACGACATTTTCTCTTAAAGTTGCAGAATCAATAAAAACTTCATTGCTAACCATGTTAGCATTATATGAAGTAATGTAAGTATTATATGCAAGAGTATCAATAATCGTTGATAAATTAGAACCTTCGAAATCATAGTCAGTAAAATTCGAGTTTGCTCTCAGATATTCTTTGAGAGAACTCTTAATTTGATCGAAATCGAGATTGCTAAAATTTACTAGTGTCATTTATCGTGTCTGTTGTAATGCAAATGCCAATTGCTGCGGTAAAACATCAATTCCAATGATTTCATATTGAATTGTAACGTATAAATCGTTGCCATCATAATTTGGTTCTACATTCACATCAATTAATCTGACTCTTGGTTCAAAATTATTAATTGTATTTTCAATTTCTTCCTTTATAATTGTTGTAGAAATGTTATCCATGTTCTCAAAAACTGATTTTGAGACACCAGAACCCAAATCTTCATTAAAAGGCTTTTCTCCTGGAAGAGTAAGTACCAAATTTCGAATTGAACGGGCAATCGCACTCTCATTTTTGAGTGCAATTAGGTCATAATTCAATGCACTTACCTGAAAGGAAGCACTAATGTCCTTAAAACCTTTACTTACCCTTTCGACAGGCATGAAGATGTAATAAATCTATCTTATTTATTCGCAATTTTATCGATTATTCGTGCCACCTTTCAACAAAATCGTCAAATCCTCCAACTCCACCACAAGGTCTTGAGTATCGGTCGTCTGGAATTTGATATTTTTGAGTTTTTTTCATTTTTTGAAGGTATTTTTCGGAAGATAACTCAGTAATGAGAGTCATTCCTGACTTCATAAAGTCATTTCCTTTGTCAACTGGTGAATTTGCCATCGTTTTTAGCTCCTGATTTGTTAAAATCAGAACTTTTTACGGGGTTGCTATCCCGAGAATCAATATAAAAACCTTTTCGAAGGTAGTCAGAGTCATTCACGAACTCTAAATTATCTATATGCCCAACTTTTTGGTCATTCCAGACTGGAATTGCAACAGAATTCCCGTATCGAAAGTCTGGATTTTGACGAAAATGCACTTCGATTAGTTTTCCACCAATAAATTCACAGTTAATCCACTCATATTCACCCTTCAGAGTGTGTAGAATTGGAGGAAACTTAACTTTTAAGTCAACTTTCTCCCATTTTTCCCATCGATAAAGAGGATCTTCTTCATCACGAGTGCCTAAAACAACCAATTTCGGTTCTTGATGTTGAAAATCGACACTGATATGATCTCCTTCAAAGATTTCGCACCAGAATTCAGCAGGATGATATCGATCTGTGTACTTTGAGATGTATTCAATCCGAGCTTTACGTCCCATTCCGAGTAAATTCATCACAGGACGGACAATATAAAAGTCAGGCTTGGGAACTGTAGTCCCAACAGGACCACAAGTATAACCCAAAACCCGACTTAAACATAATTTATTGTAGATCCAAAGGTCTTCAGAATGTATCTGATTCCATTCATCATTACCTTCAAAGATATACATGATTACCCTTTTCCTTGACCTCTATATTTTTTTGTTTTTCCATTACGAGAAGTAGCAGAAGTTAGAGTCAATTTGCTATGCCCTTGCCGAGTTTTTTTCGGTGAGCCAGGAACATGCATGACCTTATTCATTGAACCTTTTGGTTTAGCCATAATAGTCTCTCATTAGTAATTTTTTTCGTAAACTGCATTCCCTACAATTAGAATATCCAGATCTGTTGAAGTTAAAAGTTCAAATGCTTCGTATGGTGTTGCACAGATTGGTTTTCCACCATTATTTAACGAAGTATTCAATAACATTGGAATTCCTGTAATATTTTTAAATTCTTCAATCAGAGAATAATAATCTTCCAATTCTTGAGAAACAGTTTGTATTCTGCAAGTGCCATCAACATGAGTAATAGCTGGGAATAAATCTTTGTTTAAAAGATTCATAGTATATAACATATATGGAGAAGTACCTTGCCATTCAAAGTAATTTTGAGTTTCTTCTTCAAGAATAGAAGCGCCGAAAGGTCTAAACCACTCACGACGTTTAACTTTTTGATTGAGAATATCCTTTCCGTTTTTTACAGAAGGATTCATTAAAATGCTTCGATTTCCCAATGCTCTAGATCCAACTTCACCATAACCTTGATACCATCCAACAATTTTACCGTTTGCTAAATGCTCTGCAGTTTGTTTGATCGTTTCTTTTGATGGTCTTGTTTTTGGTGCTTGATCAGATTGCCAATAAGGATATCCTGTTGTATCAAAAGATTTTTGGTTATAGTATTGACGAAGAAACTCAATTATTCCCAAAGATAATCCTTCATCATTACAATGAGGAGGAATATGTAAATTTGGTCTTATTTCTTTAATTTTAGAATTAATAACGATGTTTTGAGCAATTCCTCCAGAATAAAAAATTGTATCATTTTCATTTGAATATTCTTCAAAATGTTTTACATATATTCTTTCAGTTTCTTCGTGACAATCTCGAATATAATCAAATAACTCTTGATGATTATTTTTAATTGATTTAATATGCTCAAAATTCCATAATTCCTTTAGAGAAAGAATAGAATAAGAATTCGATTCATAAGAAATTTTTGTTTGTGGATTGGCATACCCATTTAAGGATATAAGTTTTCCAGCATGATCTATTGTTAATCCATTAAATCCTAGAATATTGCCAACAGTGCCCAAAATTCTTCCAAGAGATTCTCCATCAGTTAATTTGTAATTTAAAATTCTTTGATTATTTCTAAAAAGAGAATGTATAGTTTTATCATCACCAAAACCATCAAATACGAATTGTATTGAAGAATCAACTCCTAATGGCCAACCACTTAATGCGTGAGCATAGTGATGGTCAATTCTAAAAATTGGACAGTCAAACCCCATAAATTTGAATAGGGGAATATCAATGATTTCATAAAGTTTTGACTCATCACATTTTAAATGTGGATAATCAAAACAATCAATAACAATACCGATTGCATCAATTTCAGAAGGATTGATATTCCATTGATCAATGATTTTTTTCCATTGATTAAGATCTTTGAATCCGTGATGTTTTTGTTGTAAATCTCTTTCGGATTTATAATATTTTACTTGTGTATTATTTGAATATGAAATATTAGAATCATGAGCACATAATCTTAATCCTATAAACTGCATGGTCTTAATTCTAATTCATTTACATCAAACTCTTCATTCTCATAATACTTCTGAGAGAGTTCATCCAGAATCTCAGCACATTCTTCATGTGTGAGATTGCGGTATAAGACTCTCCCTCGGTATACGATATCCAACATCAGATTACACGAGTCTTTTCATGCCCCACACGAATGCGAGGGTCGCACCAGATCTCAAAGCCTTTTTCTTTAGCATCGAGACAGAATGACACGTCTTCTCCACACATATCCTGAACATTCCCAGATTCAAATACTTGCATCTTCGGAGCAAACCAGGGGTACTCAAGGTTCTCAAAAACACCGTTCTTAATCATCACCCAACCAAAACCAGTGTAGTCTACGGTGAAAGGCTTACGACGCTTTTCCATGGTGGTCAACGTTTCATGATTCATAACTCCACCGTTCTTACGGAAGTCATCTTCTTCCAACCAGTGAGCCACTGAGGTCGTGTGACCATCTTCTGTGCAATACCAACCAGCGGTGATTTCTCTGTCAACGAGATTACCTTCGCTGTCTTCACTCAGAGCCAAATCACAGAGTTGCCAGAACTTTTCTGTGTTAAACACAATGTCATTATCAATCCACAGTTGATAATCATATTGCAGTTTACCATCCCAGGGAATCTGCTTTGGTCCACGCAGTACATTTGCACCTAAGCACTTACAACGTGCAAAGTTTACCATGGAAGAATAATCTTGAGAAATCTGAATACTCATACCATTCTGTACCATATCAAAGCACAGTTGTACGAATGACTTCAGAAACTGATATGAACAACCACGGCCTGGAAGACAGAATACGATTGACTTACCTCGCATTCTTTCTTTAATTTTTTCATAATCCCACTCAGGTTCAGATACCTTTGGAGCAGGAGCCTTAACAGTAAATCCTTTTGCCATAAGAGAAAATAACTTTCAGATCAATTTTACCATCTATATATGGTGATGTCAAGAACTACTATACATCTGAATCATCGATTGCTCAGATGTATCCAAATAAACATTCATAGCAATAGTGCAACGCAATAAATCAGAGGATGATTCTTTAATTTTATGAAAAATTGTAGCTGGTACGATCAAAAAATCATCTTCTTGAGTGTTTAAAGAATATTCAGTATACAACCAAGAATTTTCAACATAACTGTCATCAAATATATTAAACAATTCTTTTGAATACATTACACTTAAATAATCTGCAAAACGATGACTATTTTGATGTAATGTTGGTTTATGAACTTCTGGATCAAATTTTAAGTAATGTATACAATAAAATAATGAAGGTATGTGATGATGGAATAACAAACTTTGATCATTTTTTGTAGCAGTGTAATTAGTAACTTCCAATCTATATGGTAAAGGATTTTTAAGTGGAAGTTGATGTAAAAATTTATCTACTTCTTGTTTATAAATTGGAATTAGTTCGCTATAATCAATTGATAAAAATTTCTCATTCTGTTCATCTTGATAACTTTGATGAATCTTATGATCAATATTTGCTTCCCAACTATTTCTTAATGAAGATCTCCGGTAATTCTCTTCAATAATTGAAACAATTTTTTCTTTTTGATAGGATGTCGGATCAATTTGATTATGATAATACGGAATACCAAATAAAAATTTCATTTTTTTAATATGATGCTTCAGTTTCTTTTGAAAAAATTAGTTCTTCGTAGGAAAGATCCTTTGTAGAATACTCGGTTTTCATAATGCCAACCATTCGATTCAAGGTGTCCCACGTCACTTGGAACTCTTCTTCTCGAATCGAATGGAAAATGCACTTATCCTTTGCGTAAATGTGATAAATTTTTTGCACGGTATTTTTTCGCGCTCAACTTGATTATTTATCTTCCCACTCTCCCCATTTTCCTTCTGGACAAGCATTAATTGCAAAAGATGTTTTTAGCTTAAGAATACATCCACAAGATTTACATCTGGATTTATTTTTACTTATCCATTCACAAGTTGAACATATTTCCAATCTTTCATTCTTTATGTGATCAGGAACTAGAAGAGTCTCTCTGTTACTTACTACTGCTCTGATTATACCATCAGCGGATTTTTTTAGGTTTTTTCCTTGTTGAATCCATGAAGGAAATTGTTTTTCATCTGTATCCCATGGGGGAAATTTTTCGCTCATTTTTTCTTTCCTCCTTTCTTAGGAAGTGTACGCTTATCGGGTCTTGAATAACCATCTTTGTGAATCCATTTGACGCCCATTTTTTTCTCCGGGAATTTTTATTTGAGAACCTTAATTAATTTATAAACCAAATACGAAATTATAATGATCGGTATACTCCACTGAGCAACTGCGAGTCCCACACACAATCCAATCAAAAGTAAAAACACTATGTATCCTGAGAAATCAATTCCAGTCTCATAGCTTCCACAGCAGGGGCATTTTAGAGAAACATTCTTCCCCCTCGGATACCATGTATATCCACAAGAATGACATACGTTCTGCGGTCTATAAGTACTTTGCCGACGTGCCATACTCTCCGGAATTTTTTTTAGATTTTATAAAGCTCGGTCGAATTGTCACCTCTGTAGGTTAGGGACTTATCGATTTTTATAACCGCCTTCGCCCGCCGACCGCACAACCGTCAAGGGCCACATACTGCCATCACGAATAACTGCAGCCACGAATAGTGTGGGTGCCACGTATAACCGCAGCACCACTCAGTAGATTATACCATCAGAACTCAATCACGTCAATAGGTGTACATGAGGACTGCTCAGCTTCTTCGGTAGCGATGGATTCGAGAATGCTCAGAATCTCGGCACCAGTGTTACCTTGTGCGAGCAGGGAAAGTGCAATCGAACGAGTCATGATAAAGTGTTAGAAACTGTGTGTTCTGTGAGTGTCTTTAGAGCGCATCTCATTCTCTCTACGGTTATACTCTTACCAGTCTACATCAAGGTCTTCCACATAAGCCTCCACGGTCTCATCACCATCGAGTTGGAATAACTTACGCCAATCAATCTGTCGTGCATCAAAGTCACTGTATACGGAAAGATCCAGTGTCACACGCACATTCTTTTTCTGGGCTTGAAGATAAGAAACTGACATGGGATTAGTGGCGCGAAGAACTAACTGTGGCCAGTATAAGATGCAGGAGGGAAAGTGTCAAGACCTGTGGAGTATTTATCAGCGTGCCTTATAAGATTTGGGAGGATTGTGGGGATTTGGTAATCTCCGAGGTCTTGACATTTCTGCGCGGTTGTGGTAGCCTGCGGGCTAAGATCGCTATAAGAGTGAAGGTTTCTAAGGGGCTTTATTCTCAACAATGACCCTAAATGATTCTCAATTACTAACACTTATTGAGAATAATCAAAACATTTCAGCTTAATTAAAAAAAGGCTTTTTTATCCATTTTTAACCATTTTACGCTGAATATCACGTTCAATTTGATTCAATGCATGGCGACAAGAGGGTGTAGCACTGGTGAAGATCTTAAGACCTGAAGGATGCTGCCACACTAGATGTTTCGATGTACGCTGTAACTTGAACTGGTACGATTCCATCAGGACAGTAAGTTCTTTCTTGAATGTTCTGCTGCTCATTGTTCTACCTGAGTGGTGATGGCTTGGAGATCAGAGAGTGCTAAACTGATTGCTGCTTTGGCATAACCGAGACGCTCATATTCATTCTTCTTGGATGATACAAACTCTAGTGCTTCAGTGAGTGTGGAGATTGCAAGATCGAGTTTATGAGATGTAAAGTCAGTCATTGAATTACCAGAAGACAATGGTAGCAATGTTGCCAAGTTTGTTTTGTTCATCTACAATTTCCATCGCATGATTGTAAGTCTTGACTGTTACATAACGTGCCTTACCTTTGGTCTCTGGGAATAATCCGAGTTTGTCAATGATGCGGACGGTGTTAGTCATTTACTGTCGATTGGATTGTGTTACCAATGAGATGGAAGAGTTCCCCTGTGTTATACCTTAGAGTTGGGGAGAGTATAAAGAACAGAAGGGCAATGTAAGGGAGAAAATTGATCTTTTTCATTCAGCATCAGAGTGAAGAATGTCTAGCATTTGTTGGTGAAACTTGTCTGCCTCACGAATCACATTTGCTGCCTCAGATACATCTTCAATCTCATACTTTGTCATTTCCAGAGAATGAATCACATCAGAAAGAAGGTTAGTCAGTGCCTCAACTTTTTGTGCGTCAGTCATCATCATTCTCATTTAAGTTCAGTTCAGGCGCATACCATCGAAGAAAGGAATTGCAGAACCATTGTAGTTAATGAACCACTCGAAGTTCTTTTGGAAGATACGCTCACCAGGGCAGCCATGCTCAGCGAGAATAGCATTGAGACGGGACTTTGTGGTAGCAGTGCGATAGCCACAGGAGTCAAGTTCAATCCAGGTCTCACCAATGCGAGCGATCAGATGACCGTGCAGATACACATCGCTAGAGTTGGTATAAGAAATCACCTCAGTGTTTGCACACTTGAAGTCAATGCCCTTGGTGATGGCATTGTTCATCTGGCGTTCGATTTTCCGCATGAGAGTAAAGAGAAAGGGTTGGGGGGAGGAAGGGGTGCAACCCCCTTCCGATGTGGCCAATATACGACGGCCAGGGGCTCCTTACAAGGGGGCTTGTGCCAGTAGTTTGACTGGGCCCAGTGGTACAGGATTACTCTTCAATGTAACATTCAATCTCACCAGATTCAATATCATCCAGCAGTTGCAATAGATCGTTGCCAGTGGTAGAGAATTGATCCAGGACTTGAATGAAAAATTGTTTGCGAGTCATGGTAAGATGTGCGGTGTTTGTGTTAGAAATCAACCTTCAAGAAGTTCAGGATAGTATTCCTCAACCTCAGCGATTAGTTCCTCGTCAGTATAACCTTGCAGATTTTCTTCGATCTGATCTCCTACAAGTCGCATCAGATCTTTAGTGCTCATGTTGTCAAGAATACGGTCGATGTATGCTTCTAGCAGTTCTTGGCGGTTCATAGAATTGTCGGAGTTTGAGTGTGGCTTAGGAAGGGCAATCATCAGACAATAAAGTTAGAATCGGGATCAAATGTAACCTCGGAACTCA